TTGCCAGTGTTAAATGGAGCAGAAGGATTTATTGATGGTTGAAATGCATTATTAGCCTGAGGCTGTGCTATAGGTTGCTGCAATGAATTTGAAGGCGTTGTTACTTGTGTTCCTGGCATGACACCGTTTGCAGGCGGTATGGCAATACTATTGGCATTTTGATTCGATGAAGGCTGTTGACCATAATTTTGTGGTAAGTAACCAAAAAGCTTTAAAGCTTCAAGCGTTTTTCCTTCTTCTCCTAAATAACTCCCTGGATGCTCTCTAAGAAATTGTAATTTCTTAGCATCTTCTATAACTTGCTGTGTTTGTGCCTGTTTAAGTGCATTTTCATATGGAATAGCACCAGTTTGTGCTTGCCTTAAGGCTATTTCCGATAAAATATTTTTCCCAAAATATTTTGCTTGTTCATTCGTTAATCCAGTTTGTGCTTGTATATATGGTGTTTGAGCTTGTTTATAAGCAAGTTCAGCCGCTGTCATTTGTGGCGCATATTGTGCTTCAACTCTTTTGATTTGATTATTCAAATTAGATGCAGTCAATGCATTCATGCCTTGCATGGCTGTGACTAAACCGCCTCCTGGTCCTACATCTGCAACAACTCGTGGTAAAGGTAAAGCCATAAATTATCCCTTACATGAAAAATGACATGCCCATCTGGCCTAATCCGCTTAATAGATTCCATAGGTCTTGCTGTCTTCCTGCGCCTCGCCCATAAGCAGCTTCACCCATCCTTCCGCCCATTTCATTAAAGATATTAGATAGAACATTTGCAGCATTTTGACCGCCTTGCATTAAGCTTTGTTCTCCAGCGCCATATTGATTGTTAATGCCCAATACATTGCTTAACCATTGGTTCATATCTTTTGAGCTAATATTAGCCGCATTTTGCTGCATGAATTGAGTGAGAGGAGTAGAACTTGTTAAGCCCGATGCAGAGCCCGCATTCTGGCCTGCCCGTATAGCTTGTTGTTGTTGGAATTTAGCCCACGGAGATTGTTGATACTTCCCCATGAGATTATCGATAAATTTAGAAGGGTCTTTCATGCCGCTAAGCCAATCTTGAAAGTTCCCTATTGCGCCAACGCCAGCATTATAAAATGGATTTTGAGCACCGGATGCGCGATTTGCCCATTTCCTATATTGCTTCATAGCATCTTCATAAGGACGGCCTGAATCGCCAAACATACCGCCTAAAAATCCGGCTGCACCGCTTTCAAACATTGAGGGATCAAATTGTCGTGCAAACATATCACCATATCCTTATGGTTATACCGTCGTAATCGTTCTCCATGCTGCAATCCCTGCTTTTGTCTGCCAAACTTGTAGATCGGCGGTAACAGGAGGGCCAGGGATTGAATCTGTATTATATATCAATTGTCCCTCTATAGGCGATTGTATAGAATCTCTTTCGGCTGTTGTTATTTGAGGGATAAAAATGCCAAAGTCAGTTAAATAGCCATTTAACGTCTCAATTAATGCACTAAATGCTGCAATCCAAACTTCCTGCATCTTTCCATTATCTAATTTTGTCAATGGATCATAATAAGGTAATTGATCAATTTGTGTTGTCATTGCGGCATCACCTCATACGCCCATGCAGCACCCAATATAACAAGTGATATATGCCCAAAAAATTCAACTTTGGGTACAAATGCCTGACCTCTTGGTATTACACCTAATTTACGCCATACAGTACGTCTTGTTCTTTTACCCACACCGCCAATGGTCGATGATTGTCTATAACCATAAGTAACACCACCATCTTTGGAGAGGGATAGATAAATAACATGATCATCAGGGTTGAATATTTCAGGAGAACCGCTTGATTGTAATAAAATGTCTAAATCATCTTCTGTTGTAATAATATCAAGACCTTCCGTTAATAAGTCCAAAATATTATCACTTACTTCAACTTCTGCGAGTCCTTGAATGATATCGACCATAAAACGATCGCATCGAGTGCGATTATATGTGGCTGGCACATAAGGTCTGCCTATTCTAATTCTAGGGATAGTTTCCCCGTCATTCGTAACAAGTGAATTATCAACAAAATATAGAATTGGCTGGTTGTAACTTCCGTAGTAGTTATTTCCATTAAAATATCCGTGAGTTTGTGCTGGGTGTCTGTTTCCATTTAAGACTTCTTCTTCATGCCATCTTCTACCTTCTTCCGTTTGCGGATTGCTAAATGTAACGTTATAAACAAAAGTATGATTCGCCGCTGTAAAATTTAATCGATAAAATATTATTCCATTTTCTTTGATGAAGATGCCTTTTGCATCTGATACTTGTCCTAATTGAGCATATTGAGCCAATTGAAAATCAAGTGCGCGATTACTGATAGGAAAAGGAGCAGTTCCATCTACTTCCATGACAGCGCCTAATCCATCTTTATCATTTGATAAGAAAATCATCTTATCAAATCCTGTCACGATACTGCCTATCGCTGGCGTGCCATATTCCATTAGCAATGAATTATTTCGCCTGAAGGGCAGATTTGTTCCTTGGCCTGAGTTTTCCCACACTTCAATATAATTGATTGAGAATAAAAATAAACGCCTATGAAGCGTTCTACAGGCAACAATGGGTCCAGGATGCGTATTAATCTGTCCTTGTTGTAATTGGCCATCATTAGTTGTTTGAATCGGAAGGATACCATCTACCGTCAAATCAATAGGAATGCCTGCCACTGCATTAGCAAATGTCGCTGCCACTTTAATATGAGTTGAATCAATAGGAATAACATAATAAATAGTCCCTGCAACAAGAGGGACAGGTAATGTGCCGCCTCCATTTGTTGTAAATTCAATCGGCATGCCAACGGGAAAATTTTCCGCTGCTATAAGCGTAATTACATCTGTTGCAGCAAGAGCACTCACAACTGCATTCACAATCTCAGTCCAGCTATAAGCATTATTAAATGCGGATAATTGGAATGTATTATCAGGAATTTGTAATGCTTGATTTCCGGCATTGGCGACCACTAGAAATCCATCTAAGAAACAAACATCAATGGGAGAAAAAGGAAAACCTCCATCAGTTGCTGCAATGCCTGTCACTCCAGTAAATCTGCCTCTTATATCATATGTAAAATTATTACTGCCTGTGTCCCAAATATAGCCTGCAACACCATCTACAAATAATATTTGGGAGCCATTGGCATTGTTATTTGCATCAACTCCAACATAGCCACTCGAGGTTCTTAATGGGATTGGATTTAACTTACTAATAACATCATTTGAATCTCGCCGATAAATATTTGGCCCAATAACGTAATATTCAAATCCATTTAAGACAAATTCAGCCCTAAAACCATCAGTCGGAGCGGATCCTGGAAAAGTAAATCCTGTATTTAAAATCCCTGATGTTGAGATGAGTGAATTTGGCTTTTTGCCTTTTGCATCAATATATTCGAATAGATTAATGCTCCTTTCCGCATCAATATTCGGAAATCGTTGGTTATTGTAACTTCCCACCAATTCATAATTTTCTATCTGCATATTAATAACTCAATATGTTTGGCCAGTAGAAAGGTTCAGGCGCAGTTAATGTGACAGAAGGTCGTATAGTTAAATCAGTTTCATTGACATTTTTAATGGTATTGTAAGTATCCATATAAATTTCTTCATTGGTTTGAGGCCAATTAGCTGATGGATAGTAAGCAATAAATTCACGCGCTACTGCATATTTAAGCAAGCGATAATACATCGGCGGCAATTCACCAAGCGAATCATGATTGCCTAAATCATTAATCATACATTTAACTTGTATTTTAGCGGCATATGGCTGATCAGGAATGGGATAAACTGTGATAAAACTTTCATCAGCCTGTTTATCTAAAAATATAAAACCAGGTCGTGATCGCAAATTTGTTTGACGAACGACATTCCAATAAGTTGCCTTATTGATAATACGCAATGGATAACAAAGCGTTCCATCAACAGGCTGAGTCGGGAAATTAAATGTCGTTAACACATTTGTCGGCAATCCATTAGTCAGTAAATGAATGAAATTCCCGTTAAATGCATCTTGCGAGGTGGCAGCGAGATAAAGTGTCGTGCTGCTCACATTAATCACATAATAAGTCGTTGCCGCAACTAATGGCGATGGTACTGTTCCTGTTGTTGATATAGTAACTGGCGTACCTGTTGGAAATGAAACAGTTGAACCCATGGTTAATAAACTTGTTACGCTATCCGCAGTAAAAGGGATGCTTATAGGAATTGCACCTGCTGGATTACCATTTGCCGGAACAAAATAATTTGCAAATGATAAATCAATAATTCTATCTTGGGTAATATCTGCTGGAATAATATCTGATATTGAATAAGTATCTTTTCCAACTACAAAATTAAAATCAATTGTCGTTAAATAAGGTATGTAAATACTATCTGATGAATAAAAATCAAGCAGTTCATTAATAATATCAAGCCCTGTTGAGATCATGAATGCGTCGGGGGTTTCTCCAACCCCCAACTCACCCGTTAAGTACAAGGCATTGATAATGACATCATCTGTCGTCCTAGCAATTTGCGGCATCCTGCCCCCAACTTACCTCTAGGAATCGTCACCTTGACCAT